CCCCGACGCTCGTCCGATCTGGGGCTTCTTTGTACCCGAAAACGACAGCCAAAGCCATGAATAGTGATGGTCAGGTCATAATTGACCCACAGCCGGTTGAAATCGTCTCAGATGGGCTGCAATCGGTTTTTGAATCGGTCACAGAGCCTAGAATCCACTCACCGCTCAATGATTTGCCTTCACGCGGCTTTGAACTCATTGATTTTGCCGAACAGATCATTTCTGGCGGCTTTATGCCGTGGCAAAAGTTTCTGGCCGAGCATTCACTTAAAGTAAAACCCGATGGCCGCTACCATCACCCAATTTCAGTTGCGACTGTGGCAAGGCAAAATGGCAAAAGTACCTACATGATGGCGCGCATCCTTATGGGCTTGTTTCATTGGCGCGAGAGCTTGCAAGTCTCCACAGCTCATCGGTTGGTAACATCGCTTGAGCAATTTCGAGCAATCGTGCAGATTATTGAAAGCAATGATGATTTGGCTAAACGGGTCAAACGCATCCGATGGCAACATGGAGCCGAAGAAATTGAAACGCTGGAAGGATCGCGGTTTATCATCAAAGCTGGTGGGTCAGCTGCTCGCGGTTTGAGCAAACCGGAAAGCATCCACATGGATGAAATTCGAGAGCTGCACGATATGGAGACATTTGCCGCGATGCGATATACATTGATGGCTGCCAAAAATCCACAGGTCAATTGCTTTAGCACGGCCGGTGATTCACACTCAATTGTTTTGAATCAATTGCGCGAGCGCGGATTGGCAGCTGCCGCCGGGGCATCCGACAATGTTGGCTATTTTGAATGGTCAGCTCCTACAGATGAAATTTCGTTGGAAAATGCAGCTTTTGCCAATCCGGGTTTAAATATCACAATCCATCCGGACAATATCCGATCCGTGTTCAATGATCCTGCCGATGTTGTGCAAACTGAGGTTTTGAATCGTTGGGTGCAAACTATCTCCAGCGTTATTGGAGCCAAAGAATGGCAAGCTTGCGGTGATGAAACAATTGATCTCGATATTGACAAACTTACATGGATGGCCATTGATATTTCACCGGACAGAAAAAATGCAGCACTTGTGGGAGCTCAAAAGCTCGGATCAGAAACTTTTGTGATAAAGCTGCTCCATACATGGGAAAACACTATTCAGCTAGATGATCGGGCAATTGCAAATGATGCAGCGGCTTATTGCCGAAAGTATCCCATTGAGTATTTGCTTTATAGCCGGCGAACAACTGGCGCAATTGCGGCGCGTATGGTTCCAGCCGGTATTCCAATCCACGACATGGATTCGGCTTATCCGCAAGCTTGTGATGAACTTTTGGGCGCAATTAACAGCGGTAGGCTCAAACACCGAAATCAATCAACGCTGACCGATCAAATGCTTTCGGCGGTGCGATTGCGTAAAGGCGATGGCGGTTGGGTTATTGGAAGGCGTGCCAGCGGCACGGCCGTGGCCGCTGCCGTAGCAGCAGCACTTTGCACACATTTTGCGACACGCCCAGAAACCGAAATAGACATTTTAGTGGGTTGATGCTTGACATTTTGAGAAAATGGGTGCATGGGATTATTTGACCGCAAACGCACCATTGAAACAGTCGCGCCTATGCGCGGTGCTGATATAGCTGCACAAATTGGGCCAGCTCCAACGCTTGATGCCTTTTATCCATTTGGCGGCGCGGATTATCTTGCAAGCCGCGAAGAAGCAATGAGTGTGCCAGCAATTGCACGCGCACGAAACATGATTTGCAATTCCATTGCCACAATTCCATTGATTACACGGGATAAAGAGACAGGCACAATCATTGACCAGCCAATTGTCATTGATGAACCGGATCGCAGAGTGCCGGGATCGGTCTCATGGGTATGGGCGTGCGAGGATTTACTTTTCACAGGATTTAGTTATTTTCAGGTTCAATCGCTTTTTGCTGACACATTTAGAGTGCGCGAAATGTGGCGTGTTTCACCTAATCGCGTTGGCACTTTTCTTAACGATACTGGAACAGAAATTCTTTATTACACAGTTGATGGCAAGCAAGTGCCGGAAAGAGGCGTTGGCTCACTTGTTGTGTTTTACGGCAACGATGAAGGTTTATTAAATCGAGCCGGTCGCACAATCCGTGCTGGTGCAGAACTTGAGCGAGCAGCTGCAATGTATGCACGCGAACCTGTGCCATCAATGGTTTTGAAATCAAATGGAACAGCGTTGCCAGCTGATCGCATTGCTAAATTGCTTGATGCATGGGGCGCGGCTCGTAGAAATCGCGGCACAGCTTTTCTTAATGCTGACATCACAATGGAAACAGTTGGATTTACACCAGAGCAAATTGGCCTTAATGCTGCACGCGAAATTATTGCAACAGAATTGGCCAGAGCCGTTGGCATCCCGGCCTACTTTATTGACGCGCCGACTGGATCATCCATGACATATCAAAACGCCCAAACGGCGCGCCAAACCTTGCTTGATTTTTCACTTTTGCCGCTGATGAACAGCATTACCAGCAGGCTTTCAATGCCAGATTTTACGCCATCAACACAGCGCGTGGAATTTGATTTGAAGGCATACCTACGCGGCTCAGAGAAAGAGCGTGCAGAAATTTACAAGATTTTGTTTGACATCGGAGCAATCACTACCGATGAAATTAGACAGATGGAGGATATGATCTCATGAAGCTAACAACACCGATGCAAATTACGGCAGCTGATTCAGATGCACGCACAATTACCGGCCGAATTGTTGCATTTAACGAGCATGCAAATGCATCAACAGGCAAGGTTGTTTTTGCCCGTGGATCAATTGCTGTCAATGATGTGTTTCTTAACCTTGAGCATGACAATACTCGCAGGATTGGCAAAAGTATCGCCATGAATGTGAATGATAAAGAAATGACAGCAACATTTAAAATTGCTAACACAACAGCCGGCAATGATGCACTTGTTGAGGCAATGACTGGATTACGCGATGGGTTCAGCATTGAATTGGCCGTTGATAATTACGAAATGCAAAAGGATGGCACTATGAAGGTGCTCAATGGAGAGCTCACCGCTGTCGCTTTGGTTACTGAACCGGCTGTTAGATCAGCGCGCGTTTCAGAAGTAGCCGCATCAGAAGATTCTGAAACTCAAGAAGTATCAGAAATAACAAACCCAAATGAAGGAGACAAAGTGGATAACACTACCGAAAACACCGCTCCTGCCGTTGAACCGGTAGAGGCTCCAGCTGAGGCTGTGCAGGCATCATCACGACCTGCCTATTACACAGCTCCACGATCACCGATTGTAAATAAGGTTTCATACCTTGAGCACTATCTAAAGGCAACAATTCTCCATGATGAGGATTCACGCCAATACATCAAGGCAGCAGATAACACAACAGGAACAGCACCCGGAATGGTGCCAACACCACAAAGCACACAGGTTGTTAATGCATTGGCTAACGCTGATCGCGGAATGATTGATGCGCTAAGCCGTGAAACCTTGGTTGGCGAAGGAATGACATTTGAAATTCCTCGCGTTACTGCCGTTCCTACTGTGGCCAATGTTGCAGAAAATGCAGCTGTCACAGAATCATCATTGTCAGCAACATTTTTGAGCGTACCTGTTCAAAGCTTTAAAGGTAGAGCCATATCTACTGTTGAGCTCATTGATAGATCACGGCCTGAGTACCTTACCGCGCTCCTTCAAAATCTTGAATTTGCTTACGCTAAAGTGACTGATGAATTTGCTGTTGGAACAATTGCTGGTGCAGGTCAGCAAACTGGTGTCAATGCAAACTCAGCAACAGGATTTTTGGCTTACACATCTCAAGCTGCTGGTGCTGTTTATTCATCATCACTTGGCTTTGCTCGCAACATCGTTGTTTCTCCTGGACAATGGACAAACATCATGGGCTACAACGACAATGGCGCACCACTATACAACGCAGCGCAACCATCAAATGCAGCCGGTAACGTGAGAGGCGATTCATTGCGCGGTGTAGTTTCACCGGGTCTTAATCTCTTTGTTTCTCGCTCAATTGGCAATGCTGGCCCAACGACATCAACCGGAGATTTCTCAATGGTCGTTGTTAATCCAGATGCTTGGACATGGTATGAGTCACCACGCTTTACATTGCGCACAGCAATCCAGAGCGATGGAACCATTGACATTCTTTACTACGGCTATGCAGCAATTGCTCCAAAGATTCCATTTGGCGCATGCTGGAACCAGACCTGAGCCGACTAACAAATCACTATCGGTAGCGGTCGCTCCCGAACGCTACTGACACGAAAGGAACCGAGATGCCAGCAATAGTCACAGCCTCACAGCTTAGATCAATTCTTGGTGTCTCGGTTTCTTTATATTCTGACGCACAGCTAGATTCATTTATTGATTCAGCCGAGCAAACGATTTTGCCTTTACTTACGCAATACCAATCATCGGTGACATTTGCCAATGTGGATAATGCCGTCATTTATTTCACAACTATCCGGCCGAATTATTTTGTGCCGGGGCAATCTGTCATTGTTACCGGGGCCGGAACCTACAATGGCACTTACACAGTCACCGATGATCGTATTGAGCCTTACACATTTACAGCAGCCACAGCTGCCGCAGATCGCACATATCCATTGCCATTTATTCCGAGCGCATTGGCTACATTGAGCGGATCATCAGCGGCACAGCTTTACGCAAGCACACCACCTATTGAAAACGCCATTTTGGTTGTATCGGTCGAGATTTTTCAGAGCATTACAGCTCCCGGCAACCAAATCATGTCAGACACATTCCAGCCGCAACCATTTATTTTAGGCCGAAGCCTTACAAATAGAGTCGTTGGGTTGCTTGGGCCATTCTTGGATGTTGAGGCAATGTGCCAATGACAATTGAAGCTGACATCAGAACACCATTGCAAACAACACTTTCAACAATTGCGGCAAATGTCTATAATGGCATTCCGGAGACAATGACAAGCCCAAGCATTGTTTTAATCCCGGGAACGCCGTATTTAGAAAGCGTTTTAATTAATGGCGCAACAACTAAAGTTAAAATCAATTTGACTGTAACCGGTGTTGTTGCTTATATGAACAACGCAGCGGCTTTGGACAATTTAGAACAATTAATGATTGACATCATCAGCACAATGCCCGATGGATACGAAGTCGGCGATGTAAATCAACCTCAATCATTGGAAGTCGGTGCAGGTAAATACCTAATTGCCGATTTACAAGTAAGCACCTACTACACCAACTAAGGAGAAATCATGCCAACAACTATCGTGACCGGCAGAGATATCACATTCACCATTGCTGGTGATACTTATGATGCTCAGGCCACATCCGCAATTCTAACTATTGATTCAACAATCAATACATATCAAACTTTGGACGGCAAAGCGTATTTTACGACTGATTCGCAAGGATCGTTTGCTGTTGAAATGCTTGCCGATTGGCCGGCTGGTGGATCATTGTGCAACGCACTTTGGACAGCGGCAGACACAGCACCCAACACACCATTGGCGGTTGTCTTTACAGCTGCATCAGGATCGGTGTTCAATTTTGATGTGCAGCCAATTTTCCCATCCGCTGGAGGCACAGCACCAGATGCACAGACTGTTTCACTAGCATTCACCTGTGTAACTACACCAACACTATAAAAAGGAGATCGGGAGCATGAAACTACAAGTCACAATTGAATTCGTAACGGGGGAGAACGAAACCTATCTTGTTCTCCCACCAGAATTCATGAAATGGGAACAAAAAACTGGAAACACAATTCAGCAAATAGCCGAGAAATTGGGAATTGCCGATTTAATGTTTTTGGCGTATCACTCAATGAAGCGCGAGGCAGCCGGTAAGACTGTTAAGCCATTTGAGGTTTGGTGCGAAACTGTGATTGACATCAGCATTGGAGAAACCGAACACCCAAAAGTTACGAGCCGGGAACAATAAACCGGATCATTTGGGAATTGGCCATTGAAACAGGATTGTCACGATCAGAGTTTCAAACAGCGGAAGATGTTTTTACTGTGTATGACATTTTGAGGAGGCGCAATGGCAACTAAATCATCCAGAGACACCGGCACCTTTTCATTTACTGTTGAGCCTTTAGAATTAAAAAATCTATTTCGGCTTTTGTCTGCATTGCCAAAAGAAGTGCAAGATCAAGTCAGAACCGAAGCCCAAACAATGTCAAAAAGGCTTGCCGGCCAGCTTATGCAATTTGGCCTTGTATCTCCAACACCACAAGCAAAATTGGTGATGGATTCAATTACAACACCACGCGACCGCTTAATTCGTGTTGATATTGGTGGTACAAAGCAGGTTGGCCGTAAGTATGGCGGCAAAACAGGCAAAGGTGGCAAGCGCACAAATCAATCACGAGCCGCCGCTGGAACGCTGTTATGGGGATCAGAATATGGCTCCCATCCCGGCATTGATAGAGCTGGTAGAAGATACACAAACAGATTTAAGGCTCCAGCAAATCCAAGCGGTTATTGGATAACACCAGCCGTTGATTTCTACACGCCTGTTGTGGCCAAAGAATACATTGCAATGGTTCAAACACTTATCAGAGCGAACGGACTAGATTAATGGCAAAAATTCCAAAAGTCACAGTAACCTTTGATGCTGATTTAGATTCGTTAAAAAAAGGCGTTAAAGGCGCAACAACCGAGGTTGATTCATTTGGCACTAAGGTTGGGGATTTTAGCAAAAAAGCGGCTTTGGCATTTGCCGCTGTGGCTGCCGCCGCTGGAGCAATGGCAATCAAAATTGGTGTGGATGCTGTTAAAGCTGCAAGCGATTTAAGCGAAACAATTTCAAAGGTTAATGTTTTATTTGGTGACACAGCCAAAGACATCGAAAAATTTGCAGATAGTGCAGCATCATCTTTAGGCCAGACCAAGCAACAAGCGTTGGATGCAGCTGCAACATTTGCCACATTTGGTCGAGCTGCCGGATTGAGCGGCAAGGATTTATCAGGTTTTTCAACCGGCTTTGTTCAATTGGCTTCCGATCTTGCTTCATTTAACAACACATCACCTGAGCAAGCAATCAATGCAATTGGCTCAGCATTACGCGGTGAAGCCGAGCCATTGCGTGCATACGGCGTTTTACTTGATGATGCTTCATTGCGCCAAGCCGCTTTGGAATTGGGAATTGTCAGCACCACCAAAAACGCATTGACACCACAGCAAAAGGTTTTGGCAGCTCAAGCTCTGATTTACCAGCAAACATCAGCTGCGCAAGGCGATTTTGAGCGCACCAGCGATGGTCTAGCTAATAAAACACGCATTCTCACAGCTCAATTGGAAAACGCCAAAGTCACTATTGGCACGGCACTTTTGCCCGTTGTTTTAGAATTGGCAACTCTGTTTTCAGAAAAGGTTATTCCCATCGTTCAACAAGTAGCAGATGCTTTCGGTTCAAATGCGGATGGTATGAGCGGCACATTGCACACTTTGGCAGATGGAATAAAAAGCTTTGTGCAACCTATTTTTGAAGGCTTCAAATCAGCTTTTGATAAAATAAAAGCCACAGTCATTGAAAACAAGGATGAATTCCAAGCTTTCTTTGATGTAATTAAGGCAGCGGCTCCAATAATTGGAACTGTGATTGGTAAAGCTTTTAGCATTATTGGTGACATTGCAAGTGTTGTTTTAAACATAATGGCAAATGTTGTCGGAGCTTTGCGAGGATTAGTCAATACAGCAATCGATTTAATAAACATTGCAATTCGAGGTTTTAACTTGCTGAAACCGGGCGCAGACATTTCACCTATTTCAAAAATTGGTACTGGTGGTTCTAGTGGTGGTTTCGCAACAGGAGGCGCGCCGGGTGCAATTTCAGGCGGTAAAGGATCAACTGATGGAGGTGGAACCGGAGGCGTTACCGGAGGTGTTACCGGAGGTGTTACCGGAGGTGGAACGCTTGGCGGTGGGACATCGGGAGGCAGCACAAGCGGTATAGCCGCCGTGACCAAAAAAGTGACAAAAGTGATAGATGATGTTGCTGGTGCGTTTGATACTTTTACAAGTGGCACAACCACTCTTGCAGGTGTTATGGCAGCTTCAAACCAACCATTTAGGTTTGGCACATCCGGAGTCAATACCAACACGCTTGCTGGAATTATGGCAGCCTCAGCGCAACCAACAGTCACAATAAATGTCAATGCTCCATCAATTATTGATGAGGAGGCATTTAGCCGAGCAACTACAAACGCTTTAAACAATTCATCATTTAGAGGTACAAACGGAGCCAATAATCTGGTGTTTTTATGACACTTTTTAATCCTGTTTGGCGTGTCACTATTGGCGGCGTTCAATATCAAACAGCTATTTTGGCCAATCTTACCATTACCAGCGGTCGCACCAACATTTATGAGCAAGCAAATGCCGGTTATACAAATCTTGAAATCATCAATTTAGATCAATCAAATGTGCTGATTGAAATCAATGATTCGCTGACCATTGAATTGCAAGATTCGACAGCTACATTTGTGCCAATTTTTGGTGGGTCTGTCGTTGATGTAGGCATTGCCGTGGCCGAGGTTGGCAGCGTTGATTATGCTCAACGCATCAGAATTGTTGCATTGGGCGCATTGTCCAGATTGCCAAAGGCATTGACAAATGGTGTTTTATCGCAAGATTTTGATGGAGATCAGATTTACACCATTTTAAAAGAGGTGTTGTTTTTGTCATGGCAAGAAGTGCCACAAGCATTAACATGGGCAACTTATGATCCAACGACCCAATGGCAAGATGCCGAAAATAGTGGATTAGGTGAAATTGATCAGCCGGGCAATTATGAGCTTGCAGCTAGGACATCCTCAGTCATTGATGTTTATTCGCTTGTTTCAGCGTTGGCCACATCAGGATTGGGTTACATTTACGAAAACGCTCAAGGCCAAATTTCTTATGCAGACAGCACACATCGCACGACATATTTGGCTGCCAATGGATATGTGGATTTGACGGCCAATCAAGCTTTGGCATCGGGTTTGAGCATCCAATCCCGTGCTGGTGATGTGCGAAACACCATTACGCTCAAATATGGCACAAATTCACAAAGTGAGGTCAGCGCGGTTGATTCTCCATCAGTTGGCTTATATGGCCAGCTCGCACAGATTTTTACAACAACCATTAAGCATCAAGCCGATGCTCAAGATCAGGCCGATTTTTACCTAGAGCTAAGAGCCTACCCACGCTTCAATTTTAACAACATCACATTTGAGCTGACCAATCCAGAGCTTGATGATGCCGACAGAGATGATCTAATTAATGTCTTTATGGGTATGCCTGTCAATATAGCCAACCTGCCATTGAATATGAATTCCGGCGATTATTTGGGTTTCGTTGAAGGCTGGACATTTTCGGCCAGATATAATCAGGTAAGCGTTTCTTTGATTTTGTCACCAATTGCTTTCTCATTGCAAGCCATGCGATGGAACGATGTGCCGGTAACAGAAAAATGGAACACAATCAATCCAACCTTGGATTGGCTAAATGCCACAATTGTGGCGTAAGGAGAAAACATGAGCAATCCAACGAGCAATTTTGGATGGCAGATGCCAACGGCCACAGATTTGGTCACGGATTTGCCAGCCGATTTTGAGGTTTTTGGTCAAGCTGTTGATACAGCCATGGCTGACCTTAAAGGTGGCACAACAGGCCAAATTCTTGCAAAAGCAACCAACACCAACATGGATTTTACATGGATTAACAATGATCAAGGTGACATCACAGGAGTGACCGCTGGAACAGGTATAACTGTTACTGATCCAACAGGCCCGGTACCAACAGTCACAAATGCAATGGCAACAACCATCACCACAGCTGGTGATCTTATTTATGGCACAGGATCAGGCACTTTCACAAGGCGCGGAATTGGTACAGCGAATCAGGTTTTGGCCGTCAATTCAGGTGCTACGGCGCCAGAGTGGGTTACACCTACTAGCGGAAGTTTCACATCATTAGCAAGCGGATCAATTGTTGGTGGATTGAGCTTAACCTCAATTAGTGCCAGCTATACGGATTTGTATTTGGTGTTAAATAATTGTGTAACAACAGTTAATGATGCTGGTGGTGTGAGAATTAACAACGATACAACGGCTGGAAATTATCAAACTGTTGGCGTGAGAAACATCGGCGGTACAATAACAACAAACACAAACGATGGTTATACATTTATTAACATGGTTTTGGGTTCATCGTTTATGTCAAGCACAACAGGAAATTCATTTGTTTTGTATTTTCCAAATTACGCTCAAACTACAGGATACAAAGTTGTAAATTCTCAAGGATATTTTAATAACAATTTGAGCACTTTTACCACAACAAATTTAACTACTGGATACAAATCCACTAGCGCAATTAGCCGTTTAGATTTAGCAACGGCAGGTTCTAATTTTGCATCCCAAGGCACTTATGTTCTATATGGAGTTAAATAATGACAAAACCAATAATCAAAATTCACAATGTTCAAACTGGCGAAGTAATTGAACGCGAAATGAATGCCAAAGAATTGGAACAATTGGCAGCTGACAAAATCGCAGGAGATGCAATCAAAGCCGAAGCCGAAGCTGTAGATGCAGCAAAATCAGCCGTTGCTGCAAAATTAGCGGCATTAGGCCTTACAGCTGATGATTTGAAGGCTCTTGGATTGTGACATTTCCACAAGGCACATTGCCTCGTTTGATTCAGGTTGCGCTTGCTGAAATTGGCACAGCTGAGACTGGAAACAACGAGACAAAATATGGCAAACACATGAAAGCCGACAAGCTGCCATGGTGTGGGTCATTCCTCAATTGGTGCGCAGATCAAGCTGGCGTGAAAGTGCCAAATGTGGTCAGCACCAAAGCCGGAGCTGAGGCGTTTAAAAAAAACAAGCAATGGCACGAAACACCAAAGATTGGTGATTTTGTGTTTTTCGATTTTATCATTGATGACAAGCTGACAATCAATCACATCGGTTTAGTTATCCGGGCATCGGAAAAACAGATTGTGACTGTCGAAGGCAATACATCAGGCGGTGGGGATCAGCGCAATGGTGGCGAGGTTATGGTGAAATCAAGAACTTTGGGAGCAAGGTCATTCGTTGTTGGCTACGGCCGACCAACTTATGGCGCGTTTTCGGGTGATTTGCCCGACCGACCAAAAGGAGAAAAATAATGGATAAAACAAAAGCTCTGTTGGCATCTTGGGCGCGTAGCTCTGTTGCTGGCATGTTAGCTGTGTGGATGACTGGTAATCAGAACCCAAAGGATTTGGCAATGGGATTGGTTGCTGGATTAGTGCCAATGCTTGCGCGATGGGCCAATCCTAAAGATAATCTTGGCCTAAAAAAGTGAGTGTAGGCGAATGGACGGCGGTCGGTGGGCTTGTTATTGCGGTGCTGACTGCCATCTATTCGTCAATGAGATTCATGGTGAAATCAATCATGCGCGAGCTTTCACCGAATGGGGGCAATTCTCTCAAGGATCAAGTGAGCCGGATAGAGCAGCGGCTAGATCAATTAATGCTCGAGATAGCAATTAAGAAGTAGCGACACGCCGCAATTTAGGCGGGATTGTTGAAAATGTCGGCTATGCCTGTCACTCTCTATTTCGGGAGCTGAGACACGGCTCCCAGAAACGGGAGCAATAAAGTGAGTAACGAAATCGGATTATTTGTATTAATGGCCATTGCCTGTATTTTGTGGGCTTTAATGAGCTATGCAGTTGGCTACAAAGAAGGCCACAAAGATGGCTATCAGCGCGGCAAGGCCGTTAGCCGCCACATTTCAGCTCAGGCGGTGAAGTAATGGCGTTTATGGATTCTTATGAAGGCAACAAACAGCGCACGGATCGCTGGATTGCCACATATCCGCAAGGCAGGCTGGAAACACTTATCGTTGAATTTAACGCTGAAAAAGGCTATGTGCTGGTTCAAGCTAAGGCTTACAGAAATCAGCTAGAAACAGAGCCGGCCGGTGTGGATTACGCACACGGCTATTTGGCAGCTTATCCGGAGAAAATGCGCCGTTGGATGATTGAAGATACTTGCACCTCAGCTTTGATGCGTGTCATGGCTTTGGTCATGGGAGGCACGGAAAAGGCCACAAGCGAGGTCATGGCACAGGTTAAAAGCCAAACACCAGCGGTGGAATATGACTACTGGAGCACAAAATTTGGTGAAGTGCCAAGCTATCAAACCCGAGAGGAAGCCGAACAAGCTGAGCCAATTGCATGGGATACATCAGAGCCAAAAGCTTTCACAGCTGAGGCCGTGCCTAGCTGCTCACATGGATCAATGCGATGGAATCAAAGCAAGCCGGATGCACCAAAGGCATGGGCCGGATACTTTTGCAGCGAGAAAATCAAAGAGAAGCAATGCAAACCTGCATGGTATGTATTGACCAGCGATGGCACATTTAAGCCGCAGGTATGATTATGAGAAAACATCAATTGATTATGCTGTTGATTACAATTGAAATTGTTGGATTGGCCGGGATGATGTGGTGGGCTTTTAAATGAGTGATTACATGGAAATCATTAATCCTCAAACACGCACCGCAAAACTCATGTTTCAAGGCAAAATTGTCGAGGAATACAAAATTGAGCAATGCGACAAATGCTCCAAGCTGATGAAATTTGACCAATTTGGTTATCAAAAAGGTTATGGCGGCGAAAACATTATTTGGTTTTGTGGAGGCTGCCGATGATAAATCGTGTTGAGGAGGTTCAATGCATGATTGCAGCCATTCAACATTGCCATGATCGTAACGCTGACCATCCCACGCGCTTTCAAAAAAACCTGTCATGGTTTGAATATGTGGCACAAATGGCTGAATCAATGGCAGCTGAATTAGTTGTTGCCAAGCGATTGGGTTATGACTATCAACCTGGCATCACATGGGACAAATCAAAGGCCGATGTGGGCGAACATATTGAGGTTAAATGGTCAGCCAATCCAGCATCAAATTTATGGATACAAGAAAGCGACCGCCATGATCGTGATATTGCTGTATTGGTCACGGGCCATTCACCAAAGATGCACATCATCGGCTGGATGCCTGTGGCAGTAGCTAAAAAGCCACGCTATAAAAACACAAGCCAAGACAATTGGACTGTGCCACAAGCTAATCTGCAACCCATCGAAACATTGGCAAGGAGTAATTATGCACATCCTGCAATTTGATTGCGCTATTTGCAAGAAGCTTTACGGAAAGCCTAAGCAACGCTTCGGATTAAAGAAAGGTGCTGAATTAACAGAACATGAGTGGTTCGCTCAATGTATGGGATGCGGCACATTTGGCATCAAGATTGTGGATGATGCTCGGATTGCAGAGCTTAGTCAATGAGAAAGTTATACACAGGAGTTATCCACAGGTGTGCGAAACCTGTTGGAATCGCTCAAGATTACGCTCGCTACTTGACATGGTTGCTACCATCAACACTCGTTGGCGAGCCGGTTAGCCGGTTAGCTCGCAGACGATGTTTGGTGGTTTTGGGTGTGCTGTGTGTAATGGGGATTACACCGGCACATTCAACAAAAGAAGTTAAACAAACAACATCAATTGATTCATTAAAGCTTTATGCACATTCAAGGATTGTTAATTACAAAGAGTTTCAATGCTTCAATACATTGATTACAAAGGAATCTAATTGGCGTGTTGAGGCTATTAATCCTAACGGCAATCACTTTGGATTAGGTCAAATGCGCAATACAAAGTATCGCAACCTTGATGGGTATCGGATGATTGATTGGAGCCTTCGCTATATTGCACACAGATATTCTGGATCAAGTTGCAAGGCATTAGCTCATTGGCAGAAGCATGGGTGGCATTAGTGTCTTATCATTCTCAAAGAGCTGGTAACAGCTCCAAATGGAAGCAAATACGAAAGCGGATCATTGCCAGAGATCAAGGCATATGCGCCTACTGTGGGGTTGAAGGTGCCACGACTGTTGATCATGTTCTGCCGGTTGCCCGAGGCGGTGACGATAACGAGTCCAATTTGGTCTGTGCATGCGTAAGATGCAACACATCAAAAGGAAAGAAGATGCCGTTCGATTTTTTTGAGCCGGTTTCCACAACCATGCTTACCCGGGGCTTCTGTGTACCCGA